CCGTCAGCAACAACTTCGTGGACGGCGTCGAGCGCGACATGATCCCCCTCGTGTGCGCCCCGGCCACCTATGGCAAGCTCCGCGGCTACTTCGACTCCATCAGCCATGACGGCAACTCCGAGTCGTTCGGCACGTTCCACGGCGTCAAGGTCTACAGCTCCGTGTACCTGCCCGCCGGGACCAACGCCATCGCCATGGCCGACGGCTCTATCGCGCAGCCGGTCCTGCCGACCATCGCCCCGGCCGAGAAGCTCCCGATGAGCAACGCCATCGCGTTCGGCATCTTCTACAGCTACGGCACGAAGGCCTGCGCGCCCGACCTCATCTTCAAGTACTAGGAGGACACCATGCGGTACCGGGACAAGCGCACGGGCGCCATCCTCGAACCCACCGATGAGGTGGCCGCGATGATGGCTGACGACCCGAACCTCGAACCCGTCGAGGACGAGAAGAAGCCCGCGCCCAAGCGGCGCGCGGCCAAGGCCGACAAGGAGGGCTAGCCATGTTCGCGGACGTATCGGACATTGAGGCCCGCTGGAGGCCTCTCACGACCGACGAGGCCAAGCGCGCGAACGTGCTGCTCGGCGACGCGTCCGCGATGCTGGAGGCCCTCGTCGACGTGGACCCCTGCGACTGCACGCAGGAGAGCCTGCTCCGCTCGGTGTGCGCGTCCATGGTCATCCGGGCCATGTCCGCCGCCGAGTCGGACAACTTCGGGGTCTCGCAGGCTTCCGTCACGGCCGGCCCCTACACCCAGTCGTGGACCTACTCGAACACGTCGGGCGACCTGTTCCTGACGCGCAACGAGAAGCGCCTGCTGGGCATCGGGGGCGGCCGCATCGGATGGGCACCGCTAGGAGGGAGCGATGATTAAGGGGACCACCGTCACCGTCATTCGCCCCTCGTCCACGGTCCGGGACCGCTTCGGCAACGACGTGCCCGGCGAGCCCGTCCCCGAGACCGTGCCCGACGTGGTGGTCGCGCCCGGCGGGACGGCCGACATGGAGGCGGCCCGCCCGGACGGCGTCACGGTGGCCTACACGCTCCATTTTCCGAAAACCTACACGGCGTCGCTGGAGGGGTGCTCCGTCGCCCTTCCGGCGCCGTGGGGCGGGGAGTACCTCGTCATCGGCGACCCGCGTCCCTACATGGACGAGAACACGCCGGGCAGGTGGAACCGCCCCGTGGAGGTGGAGGCGGCCCATGGTTAAGGTCGACTGGGACGACGAGGCCGTCATGGCCGCGATGGCGCAGGCCGAGGACCAGATACAGGCCCTGACCGCCGAGATCGCCGCGCGCGCCAACGCCATGGGCTCGGGATTCCGCACGGGCCTATACTACCCGGACCACAAATCGCCGCCCATAGGCGACACCGCGCCCGAGTACGCGCACGACGTGCGGACGTTCCGCAACGGCTACCCGGTCGGCATCGTCTACACGGGCAACTATTCCGCGATGCGGGACAACCACGAGAACAACACGCTGCTCAAGTCCAGGAGGTAGAGATGGCCGCATTCAGCATCACCGAGGCCATGGTCGGCTGGATCGCGTCGCTCGGCATCCGTGCCGCGACGCATCCGCCCGTCGAAGCGCCGGACGTCTTCGCGACGGTCGAGCGCACGGGCGGCGGGGTGGACAGCCTCGTCGACCACGCGTCCGTAGCGGTGCAGGTGTGGGCCGCGTCCGAGACCGACGCGGAGGAGGCCGCGAACACGCTGCGGCTCGCGTTCCTGACGCAGGCCCCGCCCGCGGGCATCCACTCCGTGAGGGTCGACTCCGGCCCCTACCCGTTCTGGGACGAGGGCACGAAGATGCCGCGCTACCAGCTCGCGCTGGACGTGGCATGCCAACTGGAAATCTAGACATCTTAAGGAGGGCTAAATGGCAACCCCTGACAACACCAAGATTCAGGTCGGCTCCGCTCTCGTCACCGGCGCGATCTTCGTCGCCCCGACCACGACGGCGCTGCCGACGGACGGCACCACGGCGCTCGACGCCGCCTACAAGTGCCTGGGCTTCACGTCCGACGCGGGCATCACCATCTCCGAGAGCTCGACGAACAACTCCCTGCGCGTCTGGGAGGGCCTCAAGGAGGTCCGCAACGTCACCGTGGAGTACACCGAGCAGATCCGCTTCACGCCGGTCGAGTGCAACGCCGAGGTCGCGAAGCTGCTGTGGGGCGAGGACATGGTCGTGGTCGACGGGACCACCGGCAACCTCACCATCAAGCACCACGGGCAGACGCTCGACCCGGTCCACATCGTCATCGAGACCGTCCCGTTCAGCGGCGCGGTCGCCCGCTACTGCGCCAAGGTGCAGCTGACCGAGCGCGGCGACATGACCGGCAACGGCCGCGACTTCGCTGGCCGCGAGGCGACCATGAACTGCCTCGCCGACGGCAACGGCGTGACCATGTACGAGTACATCTGCGCCAACTAGGAGGGCTGGAGAATGGCCGAGGAGAACATCAAGAAGGTCAAGGTCAGGGGCGTGGAGATCGCCGTCGACCTGGACTACATGCAGTCGTGGGCGGGCGTCAGGCTCGCCGCGCGGATGCAGTCGAACGAGCGCACGGAGGCCGAGAAGCTGACGGACATCATCGCCTACTACGAGGCCATGGTCCCGAACCTCGCCGACGTCGAGGCGAAGATGCCGAAGGCGTCCGCGTCCGAGATGATCGAGCTGCTCTCCGAGGCCGTCGAGAAGGCCGTCCCAAAAAACTAGCGCTGCTCGCGCAGCTGATGTGCGAGCATCCCGACGAGCTGGCCGCCGACCTCATGGAGTGCTACGGCGTGTGCCTGGACGCCGCCATGGAGGGAGCGTATAGCGCGCCCTTCGTGGCGGCGCTCGCCGCACAGCTGCCCCAGGACTGCCGATGGCGCATCGCGTACGACCGCGACATCTGGTGGACGGGCGACCGGCTCCTCCAGGCGAATCTCATCAACACGCTTAACGGCCTCGTGTGGGGCATGTCAGACCCCAAGAGCAGGGGCCCGCGCCCGAAGCTCGTGGGCCCGTCGTGGGCCGACGCGAAGAGGGAGCGCGGTCTGCCCGCGCAGACCATGAGCCGCGACGCGCTCATGGCCGAGCTTTCGAGGCCGAGAAGGAAAAGAGAGGAGGTGGCGGCCGATGAGTGACGGCCAGAAGGTCGGCTCCGCATACCTCGAGATAAAGCCGAAGATGTCGGACGACTTCAAGGACGACATCGAGAAGGCCGTGCCCGACGGCTCCGCCGCAGGCTCCAAGTTCGGCCTGTCGCTGGGCAAGGCCGCCGTGGTCGCCGCGGGCGCCGCGCTCGTGGCCATCGGCAAGGCCGGCTTCGATGCCTACGCCAAGGTGGAGGAGGGCGCGAACAACGTCATCATCGCCACCGGCGCGACCGGGGACGCCGCCAAGGCGCTCGTGGGCGTCTACAAGAACGTGGCCAGCAACGTCGTGGGCGACTTCGGCTCCATCGGCGAGGCGGTCGGCGAGATAAACACGCGCCTGGGCCTCACCGGCGACGCGCTCCAGAGGGCGTCCGAGCAGACCATGAAGTTCGCGAAGGTCAACGGCGTGGACGCCAAGAAGGCCGTCCAAGAAGTCACGCGCATGATGAACAACGCCGGGATTAGCGCTTCGGAGTACGACACTATACTCGGCAAGCTGACCGTGGCGGCGCAGGCGTCGGGCATCGACGTCAACAACCTCGCCGCGTCCGTGACCGCCAACGCCGCGAGCTTCCGGCAGCTCGGCCTGTCCACCGACGAGGCCATCGCCATGCTCGCGAACTTCGAGCGCGCCGGCGTCGAGTCGTCGCAGGTGCTCGCGGCCATGAAGCGCGGCATCGCGAACTGGGCGCAGGAGGGCAAGAGCGCCAAGGAGGGCTTCACGGAGTTCGTCAACGGCGTCAAGGCCGGCACCGTCTCGGCGTCGGACGCCATAGACATCTTCGGCAGCCGTGCGGGAGTCGCGATGTACGACGCCGCCCAGAAGGGCCAGCTGTCCTTCGAGGACATGTACAAGGCCATCGAGGGCGCGACGTCCGACTCGCTCGATTCGGTCTACGACTCCACGCTCACGGCAGGCGACAAGATGGGCCTGG